GGCCGGCGACATGGCGGCTCTCAGTCAGGGGATCACGGAGTTCTGTGAGTGGCTATTCTCGCAAGACTGGCGAAGCGAGGACGGCGGTCACATGACGCCGGAGCTGGTGGCATTCGACGCCCGATGGAAAACGGATCTCGTGAAATCCGCCCTGAGTCGGAGCAACCATCGGCAGCAGCTGCTGGCGTACATGGGCCAGTCGTATCGGGCGGCGGACAAGCCGATCAGTGAACGCAAGTATGACCCCGGCTCACGAGTCGGCCTCGGCTGGGTGATCGTCAAGCGCAAGCAGGCCGGCGACATCCGCAATTGTTTGAGCGATGTGAACTACTGGAAGACAGCATGGCATGACCAGATGGCTGTGCGGATCGGCCATGCCGGAGCCATCACGCTCTACGACGGGATGCATCGACTCTACTCCGAGCATCTCACGAGCGAGTATGCCACGCAGACTGAGGGCCGAGGCAGGACGGTGATGGAGTGGCGGTTGCGGGTTGGGGCAGAGAATCACTGGCTGGACAGCTCGGTCGGCTGTCTGGTGCTGGCCTCTGTGCTGGGGTGCAATGTGCCAGAGGTGAGCGAGGCGACGGAGCAGAAGCGACGACGACGAATCAAACGCAGAACGGAGGTAAGGACGTGAGCGAAGGAAAACCGGGCAGACCGAAGGGCAGCAAAACCAGGGACCGCGTAGTCGTGGACGTGAGGGTCTCACACTGCCCCGCATGCCAGAGCACAGAGCGGGCGGAGTACAGCGACGCGCCGCAGCGGATCGACGGCGATGGCATCAGCCCCGAGGGCAGGCCCTACACGGCTGTGCTGCTGCGGCGGACCAGCTGCCTCAACTGCGGCCAGTACCGGGTGGACCGCAGCTATATCTGCGAGCTGAAATCGGCCGATCCTGTTTCGCCCGTTGACGATTGAGCGAGGGGCCCGCAGACTGCGGGCATGAGCGAAACCACTGTTCAGAAAATCGCCCGACTCCGTGAGCTGCTGCAAAGCGGCGTCACGTCAGACAGTCGCGACGGCGCATCGACGTCCTTCGATTTGGACACAGTGCGCCGTGAGCTGCAGCGGCTCGAGGAGCAGACCGGGGCAAGGCCTCGACGGTCGCGCGTCATCAATGTCGTAATGAGCCGGAGGTGATGCGGTGAGTACCACCAGCCCCGGCACGACGGACACCACCTATCAGGCCCTCAACCCCGGCAATCGCCGACGGTCGGCTACGGCCAAGGTGCGACTCGAGGACTCGCTGCTAAATGATCGGCGGCGTGAGGCCCTCGCAGCCAACGCCCTCGACGTGTGGCGCAATATGGGACTGCTGGCATGGGCCATCAGGCGGACGCTGGACTACTGCTGCCTGTGGGACTTCCAGCCGAGGACCGGGGATCGCGGTCTCGATGTGGCACTCAAGCAGCTCATGGCCAGAGACACCGAGCCCGAGGCCATCGACACCTACGGGCGCATGGACTGGGACGACATCCGGCGGGTGGCCGAAGCCCAGAAGCTGCTGGCCGGCGACTGCTTCCTGGTCAAGCAATCCGACTGGACTCTACAGCTGGTCGAAGGTGCATTCTGCCGGTCGCCAGCCTACGGACGCAACGACCAGCGGCAATGGATTAACGGGGCCAAGCTCCGATCTGGTCGAGTCGTCGCGTGGAATTTCGCGGAGGAAGATCCGCTCACGGGGACACGCGGCGACCGGATCATCCGCCAGAGCAATGTCTGGCAACACTGCCAATTCGAAGGCCGGCCCAACCAGATCCGGCCACAGTCTCCGATCGTCGCAGCGCTGAATGAGTTCAGGGACGTCGATGAGACATTCGATCACATGCGAGCCAAGATCAAGCTGGATCAATTGTTCGGGATTGCGTTCTCACGTAAGCCCGAGGCTGAGGCCTTCGACAGCGACAACGACACCGATGGCTCGCAGGACGCATCGGCGAGGGTGCTCGATTTCGGCCAAGGTCCAGCGGTGTTTGATTTGGATGAGGGCGAGGACGTCAAGGCTATCGAGTCAGGCAACCCGGCCAGCCAAACGCAGGACTTCCTCAAGCTCTGTTTGCAGATCGCGCTGAAGTCACTGGACTTGCCCTATTCATTCTTCGATGAGTCGTGGACCAATTACAGCGGCAGCAGAGGCGCGTGGAATCTCTTCGAGCGCGCATGCCACGCCAGACGCAAGACACAGGAGCGACTGCACAAACGGCTGACCCAGTGGCTGCTGCTCAAGTGGGCTCTCCCGGTGGACTTCGGCGGCACGGGCGAGATCAGCCTACCGGGCGGCCAGCTGGTCTCTGATCTGCAGTGGCGATGGGTCCCACGCGGCATCGCATTTTGGAAGCCGCAAGAAGAGCTCGACGTGGCTCTGCGGTCAGTCGCTGCGGGCCTCCAGTCGATGCAGGACGTGTGCGACACATGGGGATTTGGCGACTATCTGGACAACTGCCGAGAGATCGCCAAGGAGCGCGAGGAGCTCGCATCCCTCGGCTATCTGCAGGCATGGAGCAATGCGGCAATGGTGCGACTGGAGGCGGTGCAATGAATCGCGGATGGCAGATCGACATGCGGTGGCTGCAGGCCTATGAGCACAGGCTGGCCACGAAGGCCGGCGGGCCCCGGAGCGACATGGACCCCGAGCGGATCGACGACCGCATCTACGATATGTGGGCGGAGATGCTGGGGTTTGAGGACTCGACGCCAGTCAGCTACACCGAGGACGGGATCGCGATCGTCTCAATCGTGGGCCCGCTATTCAAAGGCAAGGCCAGTCCATTCCGCTCGAACTACGCCAGCATCCTCGAAGGCCTCGAGGAACTGCTGGAGATGCCACCCCGCGCTGTGGTTCTGCGGATCGACAGCCCCGGCGGTGTGGTCGATGGCGGCACGGCTGTCGTCGACGCAGTGAACGAGCTGGCCCAGCGGACGCTGGTGGTGGCCAGCGTGAGCGGCTGCGGCTGCTCGATGGCCTATCGCATCGCATCGCAGGCCGGCAGCATTTGGGCCAGCAAGGACTCAGAGGTCGGCTCAATCGGAACATACTGGCAGGTGATCGACTATAGCAAGGCCTACGCCGATGCCGGCCTGCGGTCGGTGCTGCTGACGTCAGGAGCCTACAAGGGCATCGCGACGCCAGGCGAAGAGATCACCCCGGACCAGCAGGCATTCCTGCAAAGCAAGGTCGACGAAATGAATGCCCGATTTCTGGCCGATGTAGCCAGCGGTCGGAGCATGACGAGTGAGCAGGTGGAGGCCGTCTCCGACGGTCGGTGGTGGTCGGCAGCCGAAGCTGCTGGCCTCGGTTTGGTGGATCAGATCGGATCGCTCGACGATGTGCTCGCAGCCATCCGGTCACAGCAAGGACAGGACACGATGAACAAGCAGACGCTGCAGCCAGCGGCGGCAGGGGAGCAGCCAGCAGCTGCAGCGGCAGAGGTGCCGGTGACAGTGCAGGAGGCGCCCACGCGACCGGATCTGGCGGCTTACATGACAGCATTCGGGGACGCTGAGGGCGCCCGAATGTTCCGCGACGGCCTCGATTTTCACGCGGCCCAGGCTTCGCATCTGCAGACACTGCAGGGCACGATCCAGGATCTGCGAGCCGAGCTGACCCAGCTTAAGCAGCAGGCGGCCAGCATGGCCGAGGCGGTCAAGGGTGAGACGACGCCGGTGGCGATTGGTGGCACGGTGCCACGCAGTCTGGCCGAGGCATTTCGAGCACGCAAGAATTGAGGAGTAGACGACCATGGCGGACACACTTTCCACGCTCAACGAGCTGATTCGCTTCAACTCGCTGGACGTCAACCCGGCTGAAATCACGGACATCTTGAACAAGGCCCCGGTGTTGCGAGCGCTGCACGCGATGCAGTCGAGCAACGGCACGGTGCACAAGTTCAACGTCGAAACGACGGCCCCGGTAATCGGCTTCCGGGCTGTCAACGCGGGTGCTGATTACACGGCCAGCATCTCGACACAGACCAGCATCGACCTGAAATACATCGACAGCAAGGTGATCGAGGACGCGGCGGCTTGCCGAGCCTATCGATTCGGTGCCGAAGCCTGGATGAATCAGCGGACCGCACGACAGATCCGTGAAGCCCTGTTCACATTGGAGAAGCAATTTTTCAACGGGACCGTGGGCGGCAGTGCGGACGGATTCCTCGGTCTCGCTGACAGCGCCAACTACAACGGAGCCAGCGACGCGCTGGTCATCAACGCAGCCGGCTCGACTGCAGCCACAGGCAGCTCGGTGTGGTTCCTGCGATCGACGCCGGACGACGCATCCGTGGCTCTGGTGGGTGCCGGCGACCAGTCGCTGAGCAGCCCAAACATCAACTTCACGGTTGGCGAAATCTTCGAGTCTGTCGTGCTCGGCAGCAACAGCAAGTCGATGGTGGCCATGGTGCGAGATGCCGGCGGCCATCTCGGTGTGCAGATCGGCAGCAAGTACGCTGTGGCCCGCATCGCGAACCTCACGGAGGACAGCGGCAAGGGTCTCACGGACACCCTGCTGGCACGGGCTCTGGCCCTGTTTCCGGCGAGTGATCAGCCCACCCATATCTGCCTGAATCGCCGATCATTGCGGCAGCTGCAGGTGAGCCGGACAACCTACAGCCCGACCGGGATGCCAGCGCCTCGCCCGACCGAGTACGAAGGAATTCCGATCGTCGTCACCGATGCCATCAGCAGCACAGAAGCGCTGCTGTCCTGATCGTCATGCCCCGCTCGCTGGTCGGCCTTTCCTCCGGGGGCCGGCCAGTGGGCTCTCTACTCTGAGGTCTCCCCGTGGTCACAGCAATTCAAGCAGCACAGCGAGCAGCGCAAGCGGCATCATTCCGAGTGCGGGGTGAGGCGGCGACGTTCGCGCGTGGTGCCAACAGTTGCGAGCTGACAGCGGTGCGAGGCCAGTCGACATGGGAGCGGTCCGAAACGTACCAGGCGGTGCGGGTCGGGGATCGCTCGACGGACTGGATCGTCCTCGCTGCGGATCTGATCATCAGCGGCACCATGGTCACTCCGCAGCGGGGCGACACCATCACAGTCGACGACATCACATACAGGGTCATGCCATTCGGCCCGAGCTCGCAGCTCTGGCAGTATCACGACCCAGAGCGGCGATATCTCCGCATCCACACGAAGGAGCGCGACTGATGGCAGCGCGTATCCAGACACTGGCGGCAGCACTGGTCACACAACTGCAGGCCTACCCGTCACTGCCGGCTGGCATCACAGTCAGCAGGCGGCGGAGCTACACAGCCATCATTGACGAGGTGAGCGACACACAGGGATTCCTGACGGTGATATGCCCACGAGTCGAGGATACCAGCAACCGTGGCGACGTCAGCGAGGACATCACGATCGCGATCGTCTTGACGGTGCGCTGCACAGCCGAGGCAGTCGCAGCATCGGACACCTACGAGGATTTGCTCGAGGGCCTCTGTGATCATCTGCGGACGTCGGCAACGTATCGGCAGGTGACACTGTCCGGCAATGTCGCAGCACGGCGGCGGTCGGTCTCGATCGCGACGACATGCGACGGCGAGATCCTCGACCAGATGGAAGTCTTTGTAGGCGTGATCGAGAGTGTCTGGGCTGTATCCGTGGGGAATCGATCATGAGCCAGAGCATTCGGTTCCGCATGAACATGAAGATGCGATTTACGCGGCGGCCAGACGGCACGGTCCGCAGCGAGCTCGGCATCACGGAGCGGCAGGCGAAGTTTTTCGACGTGGTCGGCGGCTCGATTCGCAAGGTGGCTCGCAGGTCACTCAAGCGAGCAGCGCAGAAGAAGCTCAGCGAGCTCACACCCGAGGAGCTCGAGCGATTCCGCCAGCGTCAGGAGTGGTATCGATTGGCATCGCAGCAGGGCTACACGGCCCGCAAGCCAAGGCGGCCAGACAAGGTCTCGCAGCCCGGCCAGCCACCATTGCTGCACAAGCAGATGAGCCCGCTCAAGGAGCGGCTATTCTACGCGATCTCCAACGACAACCAGTATGTCGTGGTCGGCCCGGAGCTGTACAAGAAAACGGTCCGAGTTGCTGCTGGCGGACTGACAACGATCGAGCAGCTGGAGGAGCGCCGGCCATTCATGCGACCGGCTTACAACATTGTAGAACCCAAGATTCCGTACTACCTTGAAAGGGCCTTTCAATAATGCCAAACGCAGCAGACGGTTCAGTGCTGGGCGAC